CTGTCGTCGAGCGCATTATGAAGGCAGTCGTCCGCATCGGACGCACCTTCCACGACAACGAACTCGGTGCCCTCATGCGGAAGGGCTCGCTCCCGAAATTTGGCGACCTCAAGGTAGAGGACGTTCTCGACTTCGGCGCGGCTCGTCGCTGGCTTCACCCGGAAGAATCCCACGGACAGTGGGCGCGGCACATGGTCGAGCGCATCGGCGGCACCGAGGACTTCTGGCACAATCACTTCAACGAAGTTACCGCGCACGTTGAAGAGAAGTACGGGCTGCTCGGCAAGGGGAAGGTCGGTATACTCGCGAACTCAGGCAAGGAATTCGGCCCCGAGGCTGGCCCGCGCGCGTACGGGGAATTGAAGGATATCTTCGACCGGGGGCGCAAGTTGAAGGGCGCGAACGGCGAGACCATCGACATGTCGAAGTGGTACGACAACTTCTGGAAGACGATGGTGAAGCACTTCGGCGATGACGCCGAGGTGGTGACGAAACTAGCTGCGGCCACGCAGATGAACGCATCGCCCGCCGCTGGCATCCCGCAGATTATCCGTGGCTACCTTCAGTGGAAGATGGGCGAACCGATTGGCGGCATGACCAACGCGAACATCCGAAAGCAGATGGAGTCGATTCTCATGGGCATCGACCCGAAGGGCACGAAGATTGAACCCTTCTACGGGGCTCTGCGGTACTCAAACCGCGTCGGCAAGAATTCCGTCGCCGTAGACCGCTGGGTCATCGGCGCGATGGGTGCGAAGGCCGAGAGTTCAGGGATGCTCGTGTCGAAACTTCAAGGCAACCCGAAGTTCATTCGCTTCAGTCAGTCACTCATCAAGATGGCGGCAGACGAAGCGGGTGTTGACCCGCGAGCGTTTCAGGCTGGCATCTGGGGCGGCTTCCGCGATAACTGGGACGAGATGCTGAAGGCTGCTGGCGGGCGACCGCAGAGTGGCGACAACAACTTCTTCGAGAACATTCTCCTCAACACGATGAAGAAGTACGACATGCGCTCGCCCGAAGGCTTCGTCCTCAACTCCCTGAAGAGTATCGAGGCGCAGTTGACCGACCAGAACACGGCACTCGCTGAAGTCGAGTACTGGCAGCGGACGCTGAAAATCAAAGACGGGAACGAGAAGATGCTCGCGGTTGACTACAACCAGAAAATCGCGGCGGCAAACTTCCTCGATACAGGGAAGATGCCAGAGCATATCCGCATGGGCGAGACGAAGGACGAGATTGCGCGAGTCGCGCAGCAGTACAAGACGGCGTTCGAGACCCGTGTGGGAATGGCGAGCGACGACACCCTGCGGGAACTGAAGACAGTCCCGAAATGGCAGAAGGAGATCGTCGATGCGACTCTCGAACAGCGGGCTCGGTCGAACGAACAGGTTAGTCTTGCGTGGAAGGCTCTCCCGAAGGAGGAAGTCCAGCGTCTAAACACTCTGGGCTGGATGCGTATTCCCGAGAAGCCCGCCGCGCAAGAGGGCGTTGTCCGTGCGCTGAAGCAACTCGAAGACATCCAGACGAAGGAGCAGTTCCTCGCGTGGGCGAAGCGGAAGGGTAACCGAGAGATTGTCGGCGACCCGATGGCGTTCGTCGGCGAGAACATCCCGACGGGTCACACATACGGGACGGGCAAGCGCGTGTACAAGCAGATGGCGAGCAGCGATTACTACCAGTCGCAGCCCTTCTACGAGAACCGTGAGCAGTTGAACATCGAGGGCATCAAGAACGCCATCCGTGACCGCTTCCGCAACCCGCCCGAGTACGCCCGGAACCTCGCAGATACTCTGGGGCTCCACGACGGCAAGGTCGGCGAAGAAGCGTCTATACTAGGACAGTGCGGCGCGAGTGCTGCTGAGAGTGTCTTCTAGGAGGTTTCGTGCCAGCATCCTGTCGTATCGTCAAGAAGCCAGAGGACATCACTAACGTCGCTGCCGCATTGCAGCGGTCGGGGGCGATTAACTCTGTCCTCCGTCGCTTCCCCCACATGGGCGAGGTCATCCGTCTCATCAACCCCGCTGCGGATATGGTGGACGAGAACCTTGCGCGTCACGCTATCGCGCACAACGTCCTCCGCGAAGACCGCCAAACCGCAGCCATTGCCGCCCTCTCGCTCATCGCGAAGGATAAACCAATTATGGAACACTTCCCGAACGCCACCCCCGAGGGGATGGTCAGCTTGAAGTTGAAGTCGGGAAACAAGTCAGTCACCCTGCACATCAACGACCTACTGGAAGGGAAGAAGAACCTCCGACGCTTTGATCTCACCCCGGAACAGCGCACGGCTATCGATCTGCGTAAGGGCATCTGGGACGACCTCCGCTTCGACTTCAATCGCTTCGGCGGGAGAATGAGTATCGATGAGGACTTGTTTCCACGTCAGGTGGAGGGATGGATCGACTCGGCTGGGAAGATGCAGAAGGGCGACGAGTTCAGCGTGAAGTCTCGCTACGGCGGTTCCCCTCTCAGTAAGGGCGGCTCGTTCACGCGTTCCCGTGCAATGAACCCTGACGGAACTATCAAATCGGCAGAGCAGATGGTAGCAGAGGGCTGGCGATACCTCGACCCGGACGCCGCGCTCCACGCGAAGGGAATTGAGATTGCTCGCCGCACTGCCGACGCGCAGTTCATCCAGTGGCTCATCAACGAGCCCGGGGTGCTGAAGAAGGCCGACATTCTCGGTAAGGGAGTGCAGACGGGCGTCCACCCGGGCAAGTACGGCATGTACGGGTTTGACGCGAACGAGGCCCCGGGTCTCGCCGGATACTATGGCACGAAGGAACAGGTCGAGTACGTCAACAGGCTCCTGTCGGTTGAGAAGAAGGCGGTCATCCCCGGCGTAACGTGGCTGGTCAACGAGTCGCGTGGTGCCATCGCGTCGGCTGACTTCGGGACGACCGGAGTGCAGCTATTGAACTCGTTCGGCGCGGATGTTGGTCACTTCATCCTCTCGGCGGTGTCCGGGGGTAAGCTGTCGAAGCCGTCGAACATCTTCGGCACGGCGGTCTTCAACTCGTTCAAGTCCTTCTTCCACGAAGATAATCTCGCTCGCTACTACGCCGACAATAAGTCGGTCATCGACCGCTGGTCAACGCAACTCGGCGGGCTGAAGAATTCCGAGTATGTCAGCAAGATGTTGAACGAACCGAACTCCTCGCTCGTCATGCGCCTCCCGCTCATGCAGCGGTTCGGGCGGGCGTTCGAATCGTCGCTTGACGTTGCGAAGATCGAGTACGTGAAATCGTTGGAGAAGATTCTCGGCGAGAACATCTCGGCAGAAGAGAAGGAAGCACTCGGCGCGTGGGTCAGGAACAGTACGGGTATGACGAGTACCGCCCGTCTCGGCGTTTCTCCCCGGCAACAGGACATCGAGGCGACGTGGCTCTTCTTCTCCCCGCGTTTCACTCGCTCGCTCTTCGCCACTACCTCGACGATCTTCAAGTTGGACAAGGCTGGCGCGGAGTCTCGGCTCGCACTGGGCGGGCTGATGGCTGGCGCGACCGGGGTGTACCTCGCCGCTGCCGCCGCGCTCGGTCAGACACCAGACCTCGAACCCCTGAAGAACGGTCGCCTGAACCCCGACTTCTTCACCGTCCGTATCGGAGAGAACCGCGTGGGTATCGGTGGCGGTGTCCGTGCGATGTCCCGCCTGATGGCCGACTCGTACGAGAGCGCGAGACACGACCCTACCCGCTTCATCTCTCCCGACTTCAAGGGCAACCACTCGAACCCCTTCCTCTCCTTCTGGCGTTCGCGCTCTTCCCCGTTGACGGGAACGATTCTCGACATCTGGAACGGCGAGGACTTCCGGGGCCACCCCATCGTTGACGGTAACGATTACCTGAAGGCGATTCAGGGGCGCGTCTTCCCGTTCGGTCTTCAGGCCGCGATGGAAGCGAGCGGCAGCAACGGCACGAAGGCGGGCGTGGCCCTCCTCTCCGGTTTCGGTCTAAACACGAATCCGGTGTCGGCGTACGCTATCTACGACGAGTACCTGAAGAGCGTCCGGACAGCCGACGGGACACAACGTTTCCCCGACGGCGCGAACACTGCCAACTCCGACACAAACAAGTTCAAACTCTTCCTTCAGGTTGATCCGCAAGCGCAGCACCTCAAGGATCAGATGGAAACGTCGCGCCTTCAGGGGTCGGCGAGCAGTGCCCACATGCAAGAGGTGTTGAACCAGCGGAAGACCCGCATCGAGGCCGCAGACAAGATGCTGGCCGAGACGGGCAATTACCGCCTCTACCGCTCGCAGATTAACGCCATCCGGGCCGACTCCCGGAAGACGATGGAAGACCTTCACCTCGCGTCCCTCACCTCTTCGGGAGACAAGAAGATCGTCTCCTCGTGGTACAAGACGTACGACGACCCGCGCACAGTTGACCCCGTCACTGGCGGCATCGACTCGGATGGGCTCGAAACGGTGCAGAACGAATGGAAAACCGCCAACCCCGGCTCATTCGAACACCTCATCGAGCCTTCGCAGAGGATTGGCGAGACCCGGACGGAGACGATGCTGCGGAACGACCGAGGGCAGATTGCCGACGCTGGCTGGTGGGACACGGATAAGAATTCGTGGGACTACATAACGCAAGGGCTCAAGGCCCGTGGGCGCGGGCAGAAGCTGCATCTCGATGACTACGCGAACTACGCCGACTATCAGGTGAAGAAGCGGAAGGAGTGGGTGGACAAGTTTACCGCCGCTGGTAAGACCCTCCCCGAACTCCGTGCCGACATCAAGATGGCCCGCGACCCGCTCGCGAAGATGTTCAACAAGATTCGGACGAAGGAGCGGCTTATCCTTCAGCGGGACAATCCCGGCCTGACCGAACTCTTGAACAAGTGGGGGTACAACCACACGTCCCTCATCGAATTCAGAATGGCGAATCGCCAACTCCGACAGGGTCTCCTCCCTTCCCCGGAAGACCCCTATAGCGACGCTGGCTAGGGCTAGCGCCCGTTTATACGCTTCCGCTATCCTGTAGATGAGGGACACACGGCCACGTAGCATGGAGGCATTTAGCTATGGCTGAAACAGTAGATGTAACGGGGGTCGATGGGACACCCGACAGTACTTCGGACTCTGTCGAACTATCGTCAGAACAAAGGGACGAAGCGACCATCGCAAGGACTCTGGGCACGGATCGTTCGCAGAATGCAGACGACGCCGCCGCGACAGATGCCCCTGACGATGCCGCCGTCACCACTGACGACGAAGCCGACGAAGAGGGGGAGACTGCCGCTGACGACGAACTACCCGAGGTTACAGATGAGGACTTGGAGAACATCCTCGACGCTCTTGATGACCGACTGCTCGCGCACCCGCGCATTCAGAAAGTCCTCGAAGAGAAAGCGAAGGCCGACGCCGACCGACGCTACGAGGAGAGACGACAAGCCGAGTCTGTGGGTCAGGAGAGCGAGCGACTGATCCGGCAGGGGCGCACGGCTGTAGACAACGTGTACACCCTTTTCACCAAGCTCGATGGGGAACTTCAGAAGGCCATCCGTGGCGACGACGTAGACGGCTCGGTCAAGTTCGACCGGGACGCGCTGATGTCGGAACTAGGGGCCTTCGGAGCGGCTGCGGTGGCAGAGGCCCGGACGGACTCCGACAGGGCATTTGCACAGGCGTTCCGCGAAGGAGCCCAACTGGGCGGCGACATGACAGAGGAAGAGAAAGCCTCGGTCATCAAAATCGTCCAGACAGCGCAGAGAATTGCCAACGATCCCGCACAGGGGTCGGGTGCCAGTCTCGGACATCTGTTCAAGGAGAACATCAAGTTCCTCGTGGACAGGGCGAAGAAGGCTGGTGCGGCAGAAGCGGAAGCATCGTTCTCGAAGAGGCGGGCGGCTATGGAAAAGGTCGTCGGCACGAACGGGACGAAGGCAGCGGTCGCGAAACTCGCGAACACGCGCAAGAACCTTCCGACGAAGCCCACGACAGTTCCTGCTCAGGCTGCGGCTTCGGGCGGCGGCATGGAAGCCTACAAGGCTGCGAAGGCAGCGGGCGACTATGCAAGGGCCGACGAAATCATGGCCGAGATGCGGTAGTGACGAATCGGTAAGCGAATAGTGGAAAGGAATCCACCACAATGGCACTAACGACACTTGAAATCACCAGCACGACCCACGCCGCCTTCCTCCCGGAAGTGTGGGCAGACGACACGCAGGACGCCATCGAGTTCAAGGAAGTTCTCAGCAAGTTGGTCAACACCAGCTTCGAGAACGAGATGAGCGTCGGGCGCATCCTGCACATCCCGCACCGCTCGAACATGGCGACCCAGACGAAGACGGAGGGTATCGCGAATACCATCGTCTTCAACACCATCACGCAGACGACCCAAGACATCACCGTCTCGACCTACGAGTACGCGGCGTGTCTTCTGAACGCTGTCGTGCAAGCGCAGTCGAAGTACAACGACCGTGCCGCCCTCTCGGGCAAGATGGGCTACGCGCTCGTCCGTGGCATGGAAGTCTCGCTCGCCGCGCTGCCCGCCTCGTTCAGTCAGGTGGTCGGTGCGTACGGTGGCGACATCGACGACTCCGTCCTCCGTCGCGCATGGCAGTACCTCGCTGACGCGGGCTTCTACGACGACGCAACGTGGGCCTTCAGCCCGGGCGCGGCGCAGTCCCTCTTCGGTCAGGACAGAATCACCAGCCGTGACTTCCAGTCGGGCGACAAGCGAGCCATCGAGACGGCTATGTTGCCGAACCTGTACTCGTTCCCGGCAGTCGTCAGCAACCTGTTGAAGTCCCCGGCTTCGGGCCAGCACGACAACGCGCTGTTCGCCCGTTCGGCGGTCATCCTCATCCGACAGGTGAAGCCGACCCCGAAGACCCAGTACCGCATCGAGTACAACGCCGACGCGATGCTGATGTTCGACCTCTACGCTGTCGCAGAGGCCAAGCAGCCCACGGAGACGCCGACCGTGGCCAGTGGTGGCGCGGGTTCCTCGGAACTCGAAGCCCTCGGTGACTCGGGCGCGGTTCTCATCAAGGGTATGTAAGTACCCGGGGCGAAAGCCAACGGGAGGGGCGGGAGGTTGAAAAGCCCCGCCCCTTCCGTTTATACTGATGCAGGAAAGAGAGGCAACCCTTCCATGTCAGATTCTCGTGTCGTAATGAAGTACGTCGCCGCGTCGAAGGGCCCGCATAGCGAAGGCCCTCTGATCGCGATGCAGCAGGATGTCGAGAAGATGGTCGTCACCCGGGAAGCGGCCCTCCCCGTCGAGTACGGCGTCAAGGGGAAGGAACTCATGGACGCGCTGAAGAAGGGCGCACGGCTCTTCATCCGGGCGATGGAACTTCAGGGCCTCGACCTCATCCCACTCCCCGACGGCAACCCACAGGTGGTAACGAACGCAGATGGTACGCCCTACGGGACGTATTCGATAACCCGCGATCTCGGACGGGCGGCTCCGGATGAACTCATAGACGCGCAGACGAATGGCGAAGGTCGCGAAACCCTGAAACAGCCGATGTCCCTCAATGACTCGTATGGCATGGTTGACTATCGCATCGTCGGCGTCTTCTGGGCACCGAAAGTGTCGGTCGAAATAGCGGTACGCAGGGACAAGATTCTAGCAGCGGAGAAGGCCGCGAAGAATCCGACTACATGGGGGTACGGGAAAGCAACCCCGGACAAGCCCTCAATCTCACGCTAGGAGGCGAAATGGTAGACAAGGACAAGAAGGCAGACACATTCGAAGGCGGGCTCGTTCCCTCGGTGCCACGGCATGAGGAAGCACCGGAGCCCGTAGCGGAGGTCTCGGTGCCGACGAACGTCGAAGGCGCAACTCCCGAGACCGTCGAGGGCATCATCGAGAAGGCTCTCCGCGCCCGTGACGCCGAGGTATCGGCTCTCCGCGAGGAACTGAATCAGGTCAAGGCGGGGCAGGGGCAGGAATCAGGGCTGCTCGACGGACAGGCCAGCGTCGGCGGTTACCCGTGGATGTTCTGGCGCAAGCCGCAGACGTGGCCCGACGCCACCTCCCGAGGCTGGATCGTCTGTCTCCCGGGTGGGCCGACTCCGAACGGCAACCGGGACGCGGGCTCGTACACGCTCTATCTGAAGAAGGGCTTCATCCCAATCACGAAGTACGGCTACGTCGAGCCTCCGAAGGTGCCCGAGGGAGTCGTGCAGTTCTACCCGCTCTTCCGCGCTGGCGGCGCGAAGGAGTTCGTGGCGAGTCAGGTCATCGCCCACAAGTGGCACGTCAATCCGCCGCTGCCGGGGCTCAAGTTCCCGCAGTATGAGGCCATCAAGGACACCATCATCAACTTCGTGTGCGAGGCATGCGGGCACACCCTCTTCTTCATGCCGGAAGACCGGGGTCTCGCCGGGGAAGCGTACCGGGGCCACCTGATGTCGGCGCACAAGTACCCGTTCCGCGAGGCGGCTGAAGCGGTGAAGAACGCGGGCCTGACCGTCCGTGCGTACGCCGCTCCGGTTGCATCGGGCGCAACAGCGTAGGTCACGCAGGGAAGCGTTTCGAGGGAAGGGGCTGGCAGGAAGCTGGCCCCTTCCCATTTGCACGTCTAAACGCTCTCCGGTAGACTGAGGGAAGCTAAGTTGAACGGCAGGGACGCCAGTTGAGTGTCGAAGCCGTGTACGTCACGAAAGGACGTGTATCATGGCTGCTGACGCATCTGTTCCCGCATCTAAGTTGCAACCGACTCTCCGACCGAAGGTTGGTCGAGTGAAGGACTTGCTCGGTGGCACACATGGCCCGGGTAGTCCGATGTTCCACGCCCTCGCGCAGAACACGCCCGACTACATGTACCACTACGACGACTTCCAGCAACTGACCATCACCGCTGTGGTGCTGGCGGCTGACATGCGGTACGGGTGGACGTACGCCGAGACGGCTGGCACCCCGGACGACCCGTCCAAGCTGGCCCCGTCCATCACCGCTCCTTCGTGTCTGCTCCTGAACAGCACAGCCGCCTCTGGCTACTTGCACAACCTGCAAGGCCCGAAGATGTACACCCCGGACATGAACCCCTTCTTCGAGGTTCGGCTGCGTGAGACTCAGGTCACCGACTTCGTACTCGGTGTGGGTTTCGCGAACGCTCTCCCGGCCTCGTCCGCTGTCCTCAGTGACATCGACACTCCGACCTTCGCGACGGCAGCTGACGGTGCGATGTACTGGATCGACACGTCGCAGACGCTGACGACTGCGGCCCTCGTCGTGAAGGGCACGACCGCATCGGCTGGTGCCGCGACGAAGGTCGTCGTTTCCCCGACCGCTGCCCCTTTCGGTGTTCCGACCGCTGCCGCGTTCACCATCATCCGCATTGAACTTCAGGGCAACGGGCAGGACTTGGGCCCGTCTGTGGCTCGTCTGTTCATCAACGACGCGCTCGTCGCAACCAGCACTGTCGGCCCGGACTCGGAGAAGCTGCTGCTCCCGTTCATCTTCTCGGGTGCGCCGACAGGCGGTTCGAGTACGAACGTCGCTTGTGCCGTTGACTACGTGCGCGTCGGAGCGCAGAAGCCGCTGTCGCCGTTCTAAGCAAAACGGGGGAGGGTTCGCTCTCCCCCTTAGTCCGACTCGGCGGCTCCGAGAGGTTCCCACAAGGTATGAAGGTGAACAGGTGAATTGAAATGAGCGACCTTAGAGCAGTAACGATGGGCACTCCCGGCAGGGCTGGGGACAATACGTGGGTTGGTGTCCACGCATCGCCGTACGGCGACCTCTACCACGAGGACGCGGCTGTCGGCCTCGCCATCACGGGTCGGCTGTTCGGGGTGCATTGGGGCACCTTGACGACTCCGGTCGCAACCCCGGCGACACAGGCCATCACCACGGCTTTGCCACAGGCGATGCTCCGGGTTCCCGATGGAACGGCCATCATCCCGCTGCTGTGTAACATCACCATCGAGGCGGCGGGTGCTACCACGCAGGGTGAAATCGCCATCGCCATCTGCCAGAACGATGTCGGCAACGGCACCTCGACGGCGGGCACCACGCAGCCTCTGTCCCTGAACACGGCTGCGCCGCTCGCGTCGAACTGCGTCTCGCGACAGCTTGTCACGTCTGGCATCACTGCCGAAGTGAACATGCTGGAACTCGACCGACAAACCTTTGCGGCGTCGGCGGTCAACCAGAAGTACGTGTGGAACCCTCGCGCATCGAAGGTCATCCCGCTGCTTCGCGGCCCCGCGACCTTCCTCATCTACATCGGTGGGAACGCCGTGTCGTTCTTCGCTGAATTGCAGTGGAAGGAATTCTCCGAGACGGCTGTCCAGAACTAAGTTGAACGGGGAGGGGGTAATTCCCCTCCCCATCGACTCCCCTTCCGCGTGATACCTCAAGGAGATAGACATGGCAGCAGCAACGGCAACAGGCAAAGAGATACGACAGGGACTTTCGGAGATCGTCGGTGGATGGGTGTACCTCGGCGCAGCGACCGCTGCGAGTAACGTCGCCTACATCATCGACACGGAGCGGCTTCAGGGTGTGAACCTCCCGGCCTCGCTCTTCGACAACGCCATCGTCCGAATCTCCTCCGGGACGTATCAGGGTGAGACGGCGAACGTCGATCACCTCGATGCCATCAACGGCTACCTCTACCTCACCCCCTCCCTTACTGGTGCGCTCGCGAGCGGCGACACGTACGAGATTTGGCTGCGGGGGATTGACCCGGACTACGTGGATCGCCTTCGTGACGACTGTCTCTCGCGCTTCTGCTCGACGTGGCGTCCGACTGCGCTGACGGACATCACTGACGGAGACATGCAGGACTCGGGTGTAACGTCGTGGTCGGTGGCGAGCGGCGCAACGAGGACGAAGGTGTATCCGTCCTTTCCCGACGCGCACTACTACCGCGCCCTTCAAGTAGTCCACACCACAGCGTCAACCGACTTCGTCCAGACGGCGTCGATCTACGTGAACCCGGGCGAGCGTTACTTCCTTCAGGTGCCAGTATCCGCATGGGTCACTGCAACTCCCGGTCTCGCCGCAACCGCATCGCTCGTCATCGCCGACGTGCAGAACGCCGTCGCTCTTACGCAGGGCGGCATTAAGACGACGCATATCGGCAAGGGGCAGGGGTGGATTAGCATCCTCTTCACCATCCCGGCGAACTGCTACGAAATCCGCATTAAGCTGTACTCGGACACGAATGCTTCGACAACCGAGTGGGGCCCCTTCTACATGCACAAGCGGGGGAAGACGCGCAAGTCCCTCCCCGACCGGATTACAACGAAGAAGCGCGTGGGGAATTTCTTCACGCTCACGAATGTCAACCCCGCACAGAGCGAGCAAGCCGACAATATGTACAAGAACAACAAGCTGGGCGTGTCGCGAGTTCAGGTGGGCTCACAGGTCGAGGTGAACTTCGACCAGCCGCTCGGCGAACAGGCTGTCATGTACATGGAGCGTGGATTCTTCCCGCGCCTCTCTGCTTCATACTTTACCATCGCGGCCCGCGCTACTGGCGATGCCGCCGCGACCCTCTGCCCGAAAGAGTACATCGTCGCTGCGCTCGCGGAGCGTGTGGCGAAGTTCTACATGGACATCTTCGGTGCCGACTGGCAAGACGACTGGGTCAGGGCCAGCACGGAACTCGCATACTGGGAAGGTGAATTCGGGCCAGAACCGCAGTGGATCGAGGAGACTGATGTCCCCGTAATGATCCCGCAGATTCAGGTTTAGACATGGCCCCGAAAACACCCGACAACAAGCCTCAGTCCGATGCGCCTGAAATCGTAACGACGAAACTCTTCAAGTCCTTCCACGAGGGATTTGGGGACTCTCGTGGTGTCCGAGAAACATCTCGAATGGCCGAGTACACGGCTGTCGTCGGCACCACGCTCCGATACAACCGCGTCCACGGCAGCATCGACGCCCGCTGGCCCGGAGAGATTCGCATGGGGGCCCGCATCGCGAAGACTGCGGTGAATCACGACCTCACTCCGGTATTCGCCGTCGAGTGGACAGCGACCAACGGACTCTACCCCGCCATCTTCTACATCGTCGGCCTGAAGATTATGCAGATTCAGTTCGGCGCGGTTACTGAGGTGGGCTCGAATGTTCTCGGCTCAACGAACGCGACGGGCGGGATGTTCGACGATGACGGGTCAGGCGTCCCGTACCTCTACGCGTGCTTCGGGGGCGTATCGTCGTCGGCGAAGATTCGTCGGATGAACCGCGCACAGACCGTGACGACATCCGCTGACGTGTACGCGGGACTTCTCTTCAACCTGAACGGTAAGGCGTACCGGACGGCTCAGGCGACGAACGGCCTCGCGGCGAGTCAGGTGTCGGTATGCCCGTACGGTACGGAGCGGTTCACGCTCGCGAACTGGGGCACGGCGACGACGGTCGGCTTCGCTGGGACGGGTATCAACCTCCTCACCGCTGTCAGGAACGCGTGTGTGGCGATTAAGCCCGAAGGCGTGTTCGCCTACAATCAGGGGCTCGACCAGTGGGTGAACTACACGCCAGCGTGGCGTACATTCATGCACGGCACGAACGGCAAGAACTCGTACTTCCTCGGGGACGCGCTCGTTATCCCGATGGGCGACGGCGGCGCGGTCATCTTCGACGGGAACAACGTGAAGGCGTTCGACCCGGGCGGGTTCATGGCGACTCCGAACGCGCACACGACGGGCGCGAATTTCTCGACAGTCGGCGCGATGCGGCACTGGATGATTGGTGCGACGTACGGCCCGCCGTCGAGCAAGCAAATTTCCGCTGGCTCAACACTGAAGTTCTACCAGACGGTCGATGATGCGGCCTTCACCGACGACTCAGCCGCTGTCCGTAACCTCGACCTCACCGATGGCTCCACTCTTCCCGCGAACGCCGCGCTGAAGATATACGTCGGCTGGGACAGGCCCTTCACTGCCGTCCTCTTCAATACAGGGTCGGCGAATATCGTCGCCCGTACGATGACCGTGAAGGTCGCGACTGTCGCGGCGGCGACCGCAGCCCTCTCGACGTGGACGACGGTGGGCGCGAAGAACACAGGCTTCCGCGACTTCACCGAACTCGCCGGGGCCCCTCTCGGACAATCCGGCAATATCGTCCTGATGGTTGACCCTGTCGCGAGTACCGGATGGGTGCAGACGACGGTGAACGGTGTCACCCGCTACTGGGTGCAGTTGACCTTCTCGGGGGCTATGACCGCGTCGGTGACGTGGCTGAACTGCCAGATTACCCCGTGGTCGCCCTCCGTCGATAATACGAACTTCCCGCTCGACGGGCTCGACAAGTCCGGGAACTTCCCGCACCTCCTCTACGGGCGCACTGACCAGTCGGCCATCTGGCACGACATGACCTCGCTCCCCGAACCGGATGAGATCGGACAGGTTCTCTTCGCCAACATCGGTGGGACGAACCTGAACCATGCGCGGAACCTCATCGCGATTGGCCGCTTCAACGTCTGGGTGATGAACACGCCGACGGACGACCGTCCCGGCACCGAACAGGCCCCCTTCCTGCACAACGTCGGGCTCATCGAGGGGACGCAGATTACACCCGCGCCGGGGAAGGTGTGTCGGCTGAAGGAAGTCCGTATAAACGGGCGGGAGTTTGACCCGACGAAGTTCAAGGGCTTCTTCTACTACTCGTGGGATTACGGGAAGCGATGGTCGCGCTTCGGCTCATCGATTGGCCGCTTCCCCGAAGTCCTCTCCGGGTTTCAGGTGAGCGACCGGGGCGGCAAGTTCCGCTGGGCAGTCGGGTTCATGCAGCCTTCCGCAGGGGTTTGCCTGACCGCGCCTGTCATCGAGGAAATCGAAGCCGACTTCGAAGTCGTCCACGGTGTAGACCTCAGAGACTCCGGTGAGCGGTACTTGCAGACGGTTCCGAGGTTTTAACATGTACGAGAGTACTTCACACTCAGGCGCACAGACTCAGCAGGAGGGCGGAACGAATGACATAGCCGAACGGCTTCGTCGTCTCGAAGATTCCTCGCGCCACTCGTCGGGCTGGGGCGATACGCTCAAAGACCTCAACGCACAGGTGCAGCGATTGCAGGGCGGTGGCGGCTCTCTCGAACCGTTGTCGAACATCTCGGGCTGGAAACTCACCTCCGGATTCACCGACCCGACACTCGCTGGCGGCGCGACATTCGTCGGTCAGGGGCAGATGCTTCTCGCTGGGTCGGGGATCGTTTTCTCGAAGCCCGCGAACTCGCAGTTCCTCGAAATCGCCTCGTCGGGCGGGTCGGGGTTGATGAATGCTGACTACGTTGTTGATGCGGCGGGGCACGGGGACTACCTCACCCTGTACGGCGCAGCGGGCGCGTTGCAAGCAGCTATCGCGACAGGGGTATCGAAATTCATCTGGCTCTGCACGACACACACGGAGACGGTCAGCGCACAGGAAGTTCTCCCGGCACTCGCCGCCAACCAGCAGATTATCATCGCGTCGGGTACGCGAGAACGAGCAACGATTACATGGGCTCTCGCCGGGACGACGGGCTGCATGTCATTCCCCGCTAAGAACGCCAGCACGAGTATTTCGTTCAAGTCCTTCCGCTTCGCTCGTACAGCGGGTACAGGTGCGCTCATCGTCCCGGCAGCGGGCGGGCCATCGATTATGGACATCGAGTTCGAGGACATGGATTTTTACAAAAACGGCTCGACGTTCGACGCGCTCGTCGGCGGGTCGCTGCTCGCCGCGATGACGGGAAACAATCTCACTGTGCGCGGCTGCACGGGAGCGGGAGCCCTCGTCATTCACCAGTTGGGTGCAACGTCGAACGGTCTCGGACTCTTCATCATGGAAGACTGTTCGATGACGCTCGACGGTATAAACCGCCACTCCTCCTCGACCTCCGTAGACTGGGGCATGTCGGGCACCGGACAGATCATGCGAAACAACTTCATCTCCCATAACAGCGGGTTCCGGTTGCTTCAGCAGAACTACACTTCCTCCGTATGGCACTTCGACAACAACGTCGTCATCAGCGCGTACGCTGGCATCTGCATCGTCACGGGTAACGTGCAGACCGGGTCGAACATCCACATATGCAACAACACGTATCAGGCGAGTGCAGTCGGCGCACAGTTCCTATCAGTGGGCTCGGCTACGTCGAACATCAAGAACGTCATCGTGACGGGAAATTCGCTGGACGGCCCCGGGAGTGGTACGGCGATCTCGACCACCTTCGTGAACACAGGTGCGCTGCCCGACAGTATCTGGCTGGCCCCGAATGCGTATCGCGATTGGACGACGAATTTCAACGGTTTCGCTGGTGGCGCGACAGATAACTGGACAATCGTGGACTCCACGGGCGCATCGGCGACTGCGCCAACTACCGTCAATTACCTCATCGGCACCGCAGATACTTCGCTCGCGTCGGCCATCGTTGTCGGTACTACCCCGGGTGGGGAACTCGGTGGGACGTGGGCATCGCCGACAGTGGACGCGACACACTCCGGTTCCGCGCACCACACACAGGCGCACGTCTTTCTCTCTGCTGACCACAGTGATACTACCGCCGCAGCGGTCACGAAGGGCGCAATCATCCGAGGGAACGTCGCGGGCACCGCATGGGAGACGCTGGCAGTCGGGGCGTCTGCTGATGGGCTCGCACTCGTCCTCTCTGGTGGCATTCCCGTCTGGGGCTCTGCTGGCGGTGGTGGCGGCTCGACCGTCGCGCAATACTACTGGGCTCCTGACGCGGCTCCTACAGCGACCGTCACGATTGGTGACCAGCAGGGCAATGTCTACCACTCTTCGACCCTCGTCGAGACGGCAACGAAACTCTACGTGGACGCGGAGACGGCTCCGGATGCATCCGGTCTTCCCATCACTATCCAGTATGGTGATACAAACGACCTCGACACGGTGACAGTGTGGACGGAGATTATCACCTACACGCTCTCGTCCGAGAAGACGGCGTCATCGACATCCTTCACGAACGCGAGTATCCCCCCTGACCGTCTTCTCCGCATGAATGTCGGGATTATCGTCGGTACTCCTGCGGATGTAACCATCACGCTCGTCGTTACCCGCGCACAGGTAACCGCGCAGAGCATCGTCCAGCACATCTTCATCCCGGACGCGGCCCCCGCTGCGACAGTCGTTGCGGGTAACCAGCAGGGGAATACCTACCACTCGGGCCCCTCGGGCATGACGGCAGACCGTCTATATGTCGATGCAGAGACGGCCCCCGGCGCGGCTGGGCTCCCCATCACCGTCCAATACGGAGACACCGATGACCTCGATACGGTTGCCGTGTGGACGACCATCGCCACGTACACGCTCTCCTCGGAAAAGTCGAACTTCACGAACACGATGGCGAACGCTACCGTCCCGGCTGACCGCCTGATGCGAATGAACGTCGGCGTCATCGTGGGCACCCCCGCAGACGTAACTGTCACGCTTGTCGGGCTCAGGAATACCGTATAAACTGGTTCAGAGAGGAAGAATCCAATGGCATCGACGATTACCCCAACGTGGACGGACAATGTATCCGTCAAGACGATGGCCTCGCTGGCACGAAACGCCACGTCGCGCTCGACGCTCGATCTTCGGACGAAGTGGGGCGCGTACGTGTTTGCTCGCATCGGGCGGGGCGGCACGACAGCCCTCTCCACTGGCGTCATCGTCATGGCGAAGAGGACGATCAACAACGATGCCGTATCACACGTTAGCGGCGCGGCAGCATCCTTCATCGGGTCAACGACCGCAGCGATTTCGACGACAGCCGCCGCAGCGGGCAATAACGCGGGTGTCTCTTCCCTGACCGTCGCTTCGACGACATCCTTTGTCGCTGGTGACATCATCTTCGTCGCCGCCGCTTCCCCTGCTGCTGCCGACTCCGAGTGGTGCCGCGTTGCTGACATCACGTCGGCGACCGTCTTCCTGCTCGATGAGCCTACGCGCTTCGCTCACAACGACGTAGCGCACACCGTCCGCAACAAGTCCGACCTCTTCACGATGTGGCTCGAAGGCGGCGCGACGTACGAAATCATCTTCGACTACGGCGACCCCGCAGCGGGTGACGCCGTCACCGTCCAAGCGTTCGCGCAGACGCTCGATTCTATCGCAGCGACGTAACCGATGCCACTTCAACTCATCAAACGCCCCGCGCTATGGAAGCCCCCGGCTGGGTCGCAGATCGACATGTCGCATCCGCATGCTCAAGGGCTAATTTCTTCGTGGGACATGCTCGAAGAGAACTCTTACGTTGTCCGGGATAACGTCCCGGGGTCGAACGGGGCGACAGATGGGGTACTCTCTGACACGCTGACGTGGACTCCCGGTGGAGGAGCGGGCGGTACATCAGTAGGGCAACTAGTGCCCGCTGTGGCCCACGGCACCTCCCCGACCTCTGTAGGCACCAACACTAAGTTCATCAACGTGGCGAACGACACGCGCTACAACGCGACGAAGTTCTCGATGGAGTGCTGGGTCAGGACGCCTGAAAGCATGAGTACGACAGCGCACCAGTGGATTTTCGGGAGAGACACATCGCTCACCCGCCACGGAGCGTGTTTCATTTACTCTACGGGCGGCTTCGTGACATGGCTGATTGCAGGGCAGCAGGGTATAACCACCGCTGCTCCCATGTACGTCAACGACGGTAAGTGGCATCACATGGTCGGAAATGTCTCGTTCGACGCAACGCCGACGAAAACGGCAAACATGTATTGGGATGGACAGTTCGCCGGTTCTATGACGATTACCGTCACTGCCGACTGGACAGGTGCGACCGTCACCCGCTGGATGTTCGGCCTCGATTCGTTCTGGCCTGTCGCTCCCTCTGGTGTCCAGTATGGCCCGACCCGCTGGCGAGACGCGACGAAGGACGGGGTAGGTTGGATCACACAGGAGATGGCGCAGTGGCTCTACGAGGAACCGTACGCGATGTTCCGCGCCCCTGAAGTTGACCGCCGCTACTGGTTCTTCCGTACACCGATCATCTCTTCGCGCCGACGCACGGGGGTCACCTCGTAATGAAGGCGATCATCGTCGGCGGATACCTACACGAACGTCTCGCGAACGGCTGGGTGCGCCTCGTCCACCCGGATGGCACCGAACACCACTTCGGCCCGAAGGAGTGGACGCTGATCGTGATGACGATGGGCCCCGGGCTCGCGACCCAAACCGTGTTAGCCCCCACCTGATATACTTCTGGTGACCGTCTAAACAGGAGAACGCCGATGGCTCGTCCTAAACTTTCCCGTGAGCCAGCCTTCCAACTGATGATGGTCTTCGTCCACGGGTTCTGCGCTGTCATCTGTATTGGCGGGGCGATCTACCACAGCCGCCGATTAGGAGACGAAGATGCCAAAGACGACTGACGAAATCTACGAAGCCGTCCTTGAAGTCAAGTCAGAGGTACTGGACTCGAAACTTGAGATCATCACCCTCCGACAGCACGTTAACCATGAGGTCGAAATCCTGACCGATAAGGTCTGGGGAATCGATAAGCGTATAGACGGAAAGCTGAGTGCCGACCAGCTTCTCACGTCCATCGGCTTCAAACTCCTGAACATCAAGTGGATACGATGGGCCCTCGGGGGCGTGGCAGCGGCCACCATAACACAGGTGGCCGCTTCGCACTGGGTTGACCCCTTCTGGACAGACCTCTTCTCCCGTATCCTCCCCTAACTCAGCCTCGCGTACATCGACCGGAGACGCCGGATGCTGTACTCGTTCGCCGTCAGCAGGGCCTCGGTGCGTCGGAGTTCGCAGACGCCGCAGGAGCAGCGTGGTGCGAGCGGTTCGTGGACTCCCGGCTCGGGGTTACCGTCCAACTGCTCCCGAAGCATGCGGAGGTCGAAGTGAATCTTCTCCCTCTCGCCGATCTGCTTCTTCAGCGCGGCCAGTTGCTCCGGGCCCTGTAGCTGGAAGTACGCGAAGTCATCCTCGGTGATCGGGATGGGGTGGTGGTCATCTGGATGACGGGCAACGATCCTCGGCTTCTTTCTCTCTTCGGTCATTTCATCCCCTCCTTACTTTCGTGAAACGGCTAGGATTGGCGCAAACAAAACACAGTTTCCCACCACCCACGATCCTTGCTGTTGAATCCCCGTTGGTCAAGCCAACCCTGTACTGTAGCAACAATTTGCCCTTGTCGCCGATAACCAAAGTAGGGGCGAAGAATGCGTAACCACTCAATAGCTGTAAGTCCCGCTCGCCCGCATCCCCACACAGGTTTTCCGGTTACGGTCAAAGACTGCGCCCAAACCTTACTTCCGAGAATGCGCGCTGCGCGTTCAACAATGTCCCGGTCTGTCATCTGCAATGTCATACGAGGCACTTTTCCTGTAAGACAGATTGTTCCGTCCCCTTCCCACACCCCTGCTAACCACATTGCATCCATAGCAGTAATCAGAGGGAGTTCTGGGAGTTTGGGCCACGGGTACGCCGCGATTTCCTCCCGAAGACTATCGACAGTCGGGCACACGCGGTAGAGAAATTGCGCCATCACGTCTAGCCGTTCAGGCTCCGCTTCTGCATCGAGCAACAGGAACACCGGCTTCCCCAGACCAGAGAAAAACCCAGCCTCAAGATGCGCTGAACGCCCTGCGGGGAGCGTAAGTACCGCGCTGTGGCAGCGGTTCAAATGAAAGCGGTCGAAACTGTAGATATGTTGCGCGGAGTGGTTATCCAACGCTTCCTGATAGGAATGGCCTCGACCTCGCTCATAATCGCGCCACGCATCGTCGGCCCCTTCTCCTCCCGAAAACCAGTTGTCGAAGGCTTCATGCCCCATTGAGCGGAGAGCGTCACCTACTGCTGGAATTTGGGGATTCCGCAGCGACCCCATGACGTATACCTTCATCGTAAAAGCTTCTCCACCTCGACGAGCAACTGTTCCGGCTTTCCCGGAATGCTCGCTACCTCGTAGTCTACCGGATACTCCATCCACTCGCGCTCCGACTTGTGGGCGAGGGCCGCGTCGATCTGCTCGTCGCTCATTCCCACCGATGTGTGGAGATGGTCTCGGAGGTTCGGCATCACCAGACGGATGATGACGAAGTTGTGGTCGCGCAGCAGGTCGAGTTCGTTGATGAAGCGACCGTCGGCGACGGCGACCGGGGTGAACGAGGGGAACCCGTTGAGAGCGTTTATACGCTTCTCCAACTGTTTCACCCAATACAGCGGGTCTTGCTCCCGGCGAAACTCCGTGCCCCACCACTGAAGGAGCCCACGGTACGCCACCTTCTCCTCATCCAGTCTTTCCCGTGACCAGTTGCCCTCAATGGCGTTGAGAGCAGTCACGACTTCGTCTTTCAGGGGGTCGGCACAAGATGCGGGAGCGTACCCCCGCACCTTGACCAACCAGTCCTGAACCGTAGTTTTCCCGGCCCGCAAGGGGCCGATGATTGCTACGTTACGCATCGGGCTTCTTCTCCGAGAAGAAGTTGCTGACGATGGCCCGTACCGCGCCGACGACGAGTACAAGCTGTGCGGAAGCGACCGCACCCCAACCGTAATGGTCGGCGACTACGGGAATGTCGTTGCCGACGACGGTCAGGCCAGCGACTGCGCCAGCACCAACCGCTGTCAGAGCGATTTCCTTTACGAATACCTTCAAGTCGAACGTCATGTCCTACCGCCTTTCAAGTCGGGTGGTCGGCACTACCAGTTGTGGAGGTGCAGTCGGCTCATCCGGCATGTCTACTTCTGTCGGCTCTCCCACCTCAAAGGTACACGAAACGGGGCTCACCATGAACCTCCGCTCGGTCGGCGCGTTCGGGTTGTCCTCGCAGGGGTCGAACGAGATGATGACCAGCAGATACCCCGGCTGTCCCGGGCCTACCTGAAGCGACTTCACCCGATGTGCCCCGACGACGAAGTCATCGACCCCGTGTAGGTACGCCGCGATGTAACTGAAGACCATTCCCTTTGCCATTGCCTCACTCCTCCACTGCGATGATTGCGGTTGGTTTCCACTTCCGGAGATTCCTAATGTAGATGAACGAGAGGATGACGGCAAGCGGCATCAGCCCGTACGCACCGACGAGGTAGTCGAAGAAGAGCCACACCGCCTGTGACCCGATTCCGAGGAACCACGCTGCTCGATTGCCGTTTCCCGCGAGCCACATCTGCGTGGCTGTGATGCCCATCAGGGCCCACGAGAAGTACTGAACCACTACTTGCCGCCCTTCAGCACCAACTCCCAGTTGTGCGCCTTCTGGCCCTGCCGGATGCTGTAGAGAGCGAGCGCGAGCGGGTGGATGGGCCCCTGATGCAGCGCAACGCCGCCCCGGATGCTGTCCTCCATGTCGATGCCCCACGCCTTCGCGAGCGCAGCTAGTCCATTTGCGGCTGGCGGGCCGTCCATCACCCACTCGCGGGTCAGCGATGAGAAGTCGAAGCCGACCCCGTCAACGTCCGTGGTGTTCGTGAACTGCTCGCCGACGAGCGTCACATCCGGCCCGCCGTACGGGAACGACGCGAAGTCAAAGTCCGGGTCGTTGTCGTAGAAGGCGTTGATGAGCCCGAGTCCGAGGGGGATGTCGGGGTTCTCGAAGTGCCCCTTCCACCACCAGTTCGCGGTGTAGAGGACGGGCCGCTGGCCGAGGGAGAGAACCTTGTCCTTCCCGGCGAGAAGGTCTTCCATGTTCGCGACGGTCGGGTCAGTGGTGGGGTCGCCGTACTCCATGTCGAGCGCGACGAACTGCAACTTCGACCACTCGACCTCGCCGATTCGTTTATACGCCTCGACGACATCGTTGGCCCCGGCGTGTCGCTGCGTGTGGGCGACGTACGTCCCGGTGAGCATGTCGAGTTCCCGCGCCAGCTTCAGGGTGGGTTGGATGGCGTCGTACCCGGACGCGCCGTGCCACGCTCCCGGCCAGAGCAGTTCGACACTGTGCTGACCCTTCAGCATGAGCAGCGTAGAGTCTTCAATGACCTTGTTCCCCGTCGCGAAACGGGAAGTGTCAGCGGCGATCAGCGTCGGTGTCGGCATGTGTCTCCTCTTCCGGCTTCCTCACCCGAGGAGCCTTCTCTGTTCGGGGCAGCGACATGATGGCATCCTCTGCCGCTTCGTCGCCCCATTGGTTCAGTGCCCGCTTGACATCCTGACGGACTACTCGTCGCTTGTGTCCCACGTTGTCCCTGCCTCTGCAAACTGGCCCACGTCGGCGTAGAGCGGGTAGAAGTTGTTCACCCACTTGTGCTTGATGTTGTACTCCGTCATCCACTGAAGCGGTGCGCGGAGCCCCTTGAACGAGGACTGGATGAATTGCGATGAGACCGGGAGAGCCCCGTTCATCACGACCCAACCGCCCTGCCCGTACGGGAGGATGGCGGGCTGGTGCCAGTGGCCCATGTGAACCATGTCCACGGGGCCCAGCATCTTCGTGTACCCGCCAGCAGCAGCGACGATGGGATACCACGGCACCCCGCCGTACGCGCCTGACCCGCCCCGGAACGACGCGCCATGCTCAAATGCGTGACGCAGCCCGCCGAAGATGCGCTTCCCGAAGAACGTCTCCCAGACCTTGATGGTCACCCGGGGTTCGTCACTGAACGCTGTCTTCAGCCAGTGGCCGATGAGGAAGGCGTAGGTGTCTACGAAGTCAAGTTCACCCAAGCCAGCGTTGCCCGCCTTAGCAGACGTGCGGTCGTGATTACCTCCGACCATGTCGATAACAATTCGTTCAATTCCGGGGAGCGTGAGGCAGCGTCGGATGAAGAGGCTGGCGAGGTCGCAGACTTCGAGTACCTGTCGCGTGACGACGCGGTCAATCGCGCTCGCTTGCGCTGGGCGTAGGCAGTCGCCGTCGATGAGGTCGCCGATGAAGTTGAGCCACAGGTCGCGCAGTACTTTCCGACCCGACCCGATTTCGACATCGAAGATTTGCTGGACTGCTTCCCAGACCTTGTCGAGTTGGAGAGCGACAATTTCCGTGGTCTGTTCATAGATACCCCCCGTACTCTGAATGGGCGTGTGCTGGCCGAGTTGCCAGTCGGAGAGGTCGATGCCCCATGCCACGTCGGCAGGCTTATCGACAGTCTTCGGGATGGGGATGATGGGCGTCTGCGGGATGTGCGGGACGAGTTCGCGGAGAACATCGATGTACTCCTGCCGCTTCGCCTCGCTCCTCTGCAACTGCATGAGGGTCTTTGTCTCTTCCCGTCGGCGCAGTTTCTCGCGCTCTTCGTTTATACGGTCAGCGACTGGGACGACCCCTTCTTGTTCGTCGGCGATGCGTCGGTTGTACCCTGCACGGGCAGAGCGGATGCGGTGGTCGGGGGAACAGAACTTCTTGAACCCCGCTGGTACGTCGAGGTCACAGCCGGGAAGAGCGCAGATTTTCGTCAAGGGGGTTCTCCTAGTTGAACTTCTGGACGACAGCAGCATGAAGTTTCGCTGCCCGCTTCGCCCCTAGTTTCTTGCCATTCACAGGCAGGCTGTCCACTTCAGGTGCCGCTTCGTTTGCGCCGATGGCCGCGATGGCTGCTGCCAGTGTACCGTACTTCGATAGCAGGGCCATCGCGACTTCCGGCCCGCAGCCGGGGAGCGCACAGAGGGCCCATAGCGCATCTTCGTACGGTTGTCCACCCATCTTCGCCATCACGGGGAGTACCGGACGCATGCGCTCGGCGAGGAACTTGTGGTTGTCGTTCGACGTGTTCAGGACACAGGCGGCAATCTTCCGGGGATAGTCGAACATGTCGCAGCGTACCACCTGCGCCCCGAGGAGCCCGAGGTCGAAGAGCATGCCGTCAACCGCCTCATACTGCCACCCGCTGCTGACCCACCCGCCACGGGCTTCTGGGTGGTTAGGCGAGAAGAATTCCAGCCGCCCCGACGCCGCCCGCTTGTAATCCCCTTCGATGAGGATGAAGTACTTGTCGAACTTCTCCGTGCCCCGGTGCGCTTGCTGCACGAGTTGCCTGTCCTTCAGGGATTGGAGGAGGTTCGTCACGGTCTTCCGCTCGATGGCGAAGGTCATCCCGTGCGGATACCAGACATAGTCCGACCCGACCTCCCCCGACACGGCGTTTATACCGTAGACCTGAAGCTTTGCGGTGGCGTCTTCGGGCTCGGACTTCGAGACGACGACGACGGGCCTAACTTCCTCGGACATAGTCACGCCCCGTCTGCATCTTGTAGAGGGATTCGAAGGTCAGCTTTTCGACGACGAGACCTTCCAGCGCGGTGTTCCCGGAGAGTTTCTTCAACCGCGCCATGTGCGTCCGACCGAAGTGCCCGGGCACCTGACAACCCTTACCGGAGCAGATGGAGCAGACCTTGAAGAACTCCACTTCGCACTCCATCAGGAAGGGTACTTGACTGTTCTTCCGCGCCGAGAACGAATCGGGCACGGGCCCGTTGGCGTCCCAGTTCTGGCGCAACTGATGCGTGATGGCGAGGAAGCAGGAGTTCGCCCGGATGTGTCCGAGGACGCCGCGCACACGGTTGTTCGCCTCTTCGTAGATGAGCCCGCCCGCCTTCTTCTTCCCGGCAGCGAGGGCCGCTTGTTCCTTCGGCTCGACGAAGACCTGTTGCATGACCGACCACCACGACGAACCGCCGTCGAGGATGAACGTGCCGCCCTGCATCTTCGGCGCAGCGGTGGAGACCACGGTGTTCAGGGTCTTCAGGGACTCGACGGCTTCCGCGAATGTCCACCCTTCGGGAGACTTCGGCTGGATGTTCGTCGTGAAAATGCCATCGCGCTCTCTCTCATCCATATCGTAGAGAAGGATGTCGGGGTTACGGTCACCGAAGTTCACGAGGACGATAGGCTTCGGCATGCGGAGCGCGAAGTACGTCTTGCCCGCGCCCTCCAACCCGTCGAGACTCACCGAGAACGGGAGCAATGCAGTCGGGTCGAGCGCACTCGCATCGTTCAGGACGATGCCCTTCTCTTCTAGTGCCTGTTGCAAGACAGCGTTCATTTCATTCAAGGCTACTTCCCTTCCAAACTACTCAATTCATTCATCATATCGTCCATCGACATGTCCGTCTTCCCTGAACCCCGGCGCGTATAAACGCCCGAGGGCTGCTGCTGCCATGGCCAGAGTTCGCAGCGGTGTCCGTTGGGAAGCTTCTCGCCGACAGTGCAGTAGTCGCAGATGTAGTCGTGCGCGGGAGAGGCCGCATCGAGCGGGGGCATGAAGGGGGATTCGAGCATCAGCTTGCGCCGCTTCATCTCGGCCAGCCAGTTCTTCGCCGCGCTCGCGTCCCGCCACGTTAGCTCGTAGACCTTGAGTTCGGGCTCGGGGCCGGAACCCCGGACATCGCTGTCGCCCCGGCTGTAGTCGCCCATGTTGTGCAGGATAGCGATGCGGCCACGCGAACGCCCGTGCATCGCCATGTAGGTCTTCAACTGGTCGGCGTACCACGGCATGTCGTCGAGGTTCTTCCGGCTGCTCTTCAGGGTAGACTTCATCTCGACGGGCACGTAGTCGTCGATGGCTTCGCTGTCAGCGTTCAGCGACTCCATCATCACCCAGTCGATAGTCCCGACCATCAGCGAATCCCCGCACGTCGGGCAGAGGCCACCACCATCAGAAATTTCCGGTGTCCACGTCAGCATCTTCTCACAGGAGAAGCACCAGCCCGCCCTAATCTGCTCGATCCCGTCAGCGACGAGGTCTTCGTGCGACAGGCCCCTGACCCAGAGGAGGATGGTACTGTCGGGTACGTCCTCTACGAAGCCGACAATCCGCTCTGCCCACGCCTTCCTCGTACAGAAGACGAGGTCGGAGACATGGATACCGTCGCGCCGAACACCCGCGCCCATCTTCTGCCGCTGTTCGCGGAGGATGCGGGCACGGTACTCGATGTCTACCTTGATGATGATGTCTGCGTTTACGTTACTCATAGTATCCGGGGCATCCCTGCCCCTTAGCCCCTACTCCTCGTCAGCCTCGGCGATGCCCGTCTCCGGTGCGTACCGCTCTGATAGAAGAATGCCGACCATCGTTTCGATAACCGGAATGCTGTCCACCGCTCGACCATCATCCGGATAGCCGCAGAGTCCCGCCTTGATGGCGTTTAGACGCGCTACGTGCGCCTCAATTTGGGACGCTCCGAGAAAGCGAGGAGCGATGTATGCCGTAGTGTCGCTCGTCATGTTCTCTCCCTTCTGCTACAAAACCACGGGAGTTCTGCCCAACCCCCGAGGTTCTGTCCTGCTGGTTACCCGAAGCTGGCGAGCGTGTCGGCCAGCTTGCCCGTCGCGATGGCGGTCAGGAACGGCTCGATGCGGGCCGACGCCGGGAAGTCCGGGAGACCGAGGATGGTCACGTCGGCCTTGTTGGCGTCGATGTTCTTCGCCGCGAGGAACGTGACGATGGCCGATGCCGCTGCACCCTTGTCCACTGCGCCACCCGACGCCACTGCCGTGCTGACGGCACCGTCGCTGGTCTCTTCGCGTCCCGCCTTGAAGCGGAGTACCGTACCCGTGAAGGTGTACGTCGGCGACAGCACCTCGGTCGGGATGACGATGTTCTTAGCGAAGAACGTCGGCGAGATTTCCTTCTCGCGGAAGCGGTCTACCATGAACATCTTGCCGACGAGGACGGACGGGTCGGGCACGAGAGCCCCGGCGACCTTCGACCATGCACCGAGGACGAAGGGCTCCTTGCCCCGGGTCTTCTGGATGCCCTTGACGACGCCGTTCTTGTCCATCTTCTCAAGGTCGATGCCCGCGTAGACGATGACCGGGACTGTCTGGGTGGCCGCGCCGCCCGTCTTCGACTGGAACGGCGAACCGTCCTCGTGGTAGTACACCGCGTCCAGCCGCTCCAACTGCAAGTCCCACTGCTGGATGCTGTTGCCTTCCGGCCCGTGACCCGCGCCCCGGAACGGAAACGCCTGACGGAACGATGTCGCCGCGTTGTACCGTGCGTCCGACCAGCGCAGAGTGCTGACCTTCACGAGTGCGGGGAACGATTCCTTTGGCTCTTCGAGGGCGTTGGGGTCGAGCAGCGACATGTTGAACGCTGCTTCACTGGCCTGTATGTCAGTCATTAGTACCTCCTGACCGAACGGGGGAACGTGGACTATTCGACCACTTGTTCCCGAATGGGGTCTGCTGCGCTTGCTGGGTTTCCCAGCGGCTACATACAACCTCCTCTCTTCACACCACGGTTAGTTCGCGATATGCCTCTGTGTAGAACGCGGGCTTCCAAGCCATCTTGTGAAGTAGCGCGTAGTTACCGTCGAGAATGAATGTCGGGCCTGTGTCATCCTTAGTCCGAACGATTCGACCAGCCGCCTGTACCACTGTGTTCATGGCCTCTGACTGGTAAACCTTCTGTCCGAATGGTACACCATCCGCTGCCTTGAATGCACGTCGCCGCGCAGTCACCTCATCGCCGAGTGAACCGAATGGCACCTTAGCGATAACTTGCCAACCAATCAAGTACGGCAAGTCAAGTCCTGTCGTGAACGATGCAGTGACGAGGACGACGGGGTCGGGGTTTCGTTTATACGCTTCTAGCGCGGCGTTGGCCTCGCCCTTACCCGACCCGTGCGTGACGTAGCGTTCTTCGAAGAGAGCGGAGTCAGCGTTGAGCATGCGGGTCAGGCGTTCGGCGTTCGCCTTGCTCCCGGTGTGGACGAGTCCCTTACGGTGCGCCCACTGTCCCGACTCGGCAATCTGCCGTATCGCCCGGGCGATCTGCATCCAATCATCTTCGGTACTCGCGTAGTTCATCTTCGCGATGGGCCAGAAGAAGACGGGGCGGTTCGCGACAGGGAAGTGCGACGGACGCTCGATGAAGACGAACTCCGCTGCCGGAATCCCTAACTTGATGCGCTCGATTTCCGGGTCGCCCGGAGTAGCCGACATAAGCAGCACCTTATCGAACCACCGCCACATCGTTGACTGCGCGACTGTCCAGCCCCAGAGCGGGCGCACGTTGATGGGCCCGTACTTGTACTGGCTGCGCGTCACCGACCACTCGTCGTACCGTAGGGGCTCGATGCGCTGAAGCATGTCGAGCGACTGTTGTAGGGTGGTCAGCCGCTTGTACTTCAGCTTCTCCGCAGGGAGAAGGGCGAGGTGCCCCTGTGCGGTGAGCAGCCCTATCCGTTCCTTCTGCTTCGTCGCCGCTACGCCGATGACCTTCACTGCCTCAACAGCCCACGCCACCCACACGCCAGTCGTTTCGTACTCGCGTATCGAACGGCCCTCGACTACCCGAGTGCGGGTGTAGAGGTTGGGGAGATTGATGTTGTAGTCTTCGAGAAGTTTCGTCGGGAGGTTCACGCCAGCGGATTCAACGATGGCCCGCTCGGCGAGATGGCACTCATCCGCGACGAGGAGCGACCGTCTAAACGGGTTCTCCACTGCGCGGCCCTTGCCCGTCTCCTCGTCCTTCTCTCCGGTGCTGAACCAGTCCTGCTGCAAGACCCGCGATGCGTAGGCGTAGTTCATCGTCACCATCGGGGAGTCGGCGGCGTTCCAGAACTGTGAGTAGTACGCGCAGCCTCCCCGGACGTTCATACCAATCGGACAGCCCTCGCCCGCCGCGCATGGCGCGTCCTCTGCGGAGAGTCCCTTCTGCCCCAGCCGTGCGGGGTGGTCGTCGGGGAGGTCGCAGGAATGGTTGTTCCGGCCTGTGATAATCGCTGCGTCGGGCAGCGTCTCGGCGTACTGCTTCTGTAGCTGAATCGTCTGGGTAAGGGCGACCGACTGGCCCCCGCTCCCGCCCCCGGCACGAGCCAGAAGCTTCTGCACGGCGGCGGCGACGAGCGACTTGCCGGAACCCGTGGGTGCCGACAGCATGACGTACTTCTTCCCTGACAGGAAGGCAGCGAGAACCGCTTCGACGGTCTCACGTTGGCCGTCCAGCCACGATTCGGGGATGAGCCCGAGATCGCGGGGAGAGTGCGGTACGAAGATGTCAGACAAGGAGTCGCCGCGCTTTCAGACTATAAGGAGAGAGTTGATTGCCTAAATCGGTAACTGCGGATTTCGCAGACACTGTCCAACGCCACACGTCTCGTGTTCCAAGATTAATGGCCGACCGCACTGCCAGAGAAACGGAACCAACCTGTGTAAGACGAAGGAATGTAGAGACGTACTCGACTTCGGTGTTGGCAAAGGAAATAATGCGACGGGGCCATCGGCGTGTTTCGATAACAACTGAACCTTCAGCGTCCAGCATTGCTCCTAACCATGCCGCCTCGACTTCCGACAGGACACGCACGGGTGCGAGATTTACTCTCATACTGACCCCCATTCATTGAACCAGTCGTTCCACATTTCCGCCACTTCGGGCCACCCGCCCGACCAGCCCTCGACGTGCGCGTCGGGAACCCTGTCCGGGTCATGCAGCCATCTGTTAAACGACATCACCGCTGTCCGTGTTGCAACCGATTCGGCGAAGACGGCGCGGAGAATTTTCCGCTGGCTCTCGTTCTCGCAGGACTCGATGCTGTCCATGTAGTCCTGTAACTTCCTCGCGATGAGCGACCAGTCGCCCGTCATCCTCGCCGTGTCCATCGCCCTGTCGTGGGCCCGGATGTGTTCCGTGAACCCTGTGCGGATGCGCTCCCGCTCCGCGTCTTCCCGCAACATCCGTCCCGCCCGGAGAAGGTCACCGAAGAGGCCCTGCCTCTCCTCCGCAATCATCCCCTTCTCCTGATAGTAGGTGATGAGGAGTTCGATGGCGTGGCGCATCAGTCGCGCCTTGCTCCCCTTGTACCCGAAGCGGTCATCCTGAACGATCTCGTTCATCATAATGTCCTGCCACCCAGTCACCTGTACCGTGCGGCTGACATTGCCCTTCGCGTCGTTCTCGGTAAAGTCTCCGAGATAGGTGTTGTTGACGGCCCCCTTCATCGCCTCGACCGTCGCGAACACGTTCAGGTTCACGAGAGGGGAGGAGACGGGGGGTGGCGTCCCTGCCACATGTCCCGGCTGTGCGTTCGGTAGGATGTGCCCCAGCGAGGCGGTAAGGTCTTTGGCTCCCGGCGGGAGTCCGGTCTTACCCGCCTTCCTCTCCGTCAGGTGTGCTTGCGCTTTCTCCGACAGGGAAGCGGGGCTCGGCGTCAAGGTCGGCATCGTTAGGGGCAGTTCGGGCGTCGTCTCTTCCATCTTCTTCCTCCGTTGACTGAATGACCTCGTCAACGGTGGAAAGTCCACCGCCCGTTTCCGGGTCTACTGACTTGTTGAGCGGTTCGTAACGCACCGGATTGGCGACGTTCACGATCTCTTCTGGTTTATACGCCGCAGGGTGCAGCGGGCGTTCCGGGCGTTCCGGGTCTACCTCGCGGTTGACGTGGCACTCGGGTGCGTGGCGGGTAATGTCGAGCATCGTCCCGTCTTGTCCCGGTTCCGGGTCGGGATGGAGACCTTCCTCCAACACCGCGCCGCACTTCGGGTCGTCGCAGACTTGCTCGACTGACTTGTAGATGAGAAGTCCCTGTCCTTCGATGAGGCAGTACGCGAGACCGCCCCGGGTGCTGTTCGGCAGCGGGTTCAGGGCCTCGGCAATGCAGCCGACTGCGGCCTTCTGGTGCTGCGCGTAGCCGTACGTGTTGAGCAGGGTGAGCAGGATGCTGCGGAGTTGGTCGGCCTCGGTCGCCGACTCGATGACGCCGCTGTACGTTGCGGGATAGTCGCCGCGAAGGTCGGCACCCGGGACGCTAATCTCATACTTCAGTCGGAGATGTGTGTTCGGGTCGAACGCATGCACGAGACCCTTCTTCACTGCCTTACGACGCTGCTGTCGATTCATGGGTGCCTCCACCTTTCTCTTGTTGGATACATCTTACCGTATGAGTCGGGGTGCCATCAACTATCGATAGAAGGTCGCGATGAAGAAGAACACCTGTACCCAGAGGAGGACGAATGTGTACTTCAGTAGACGATTCACTTGCTGTGCCTATCCCTCTTCCGCTTGTACGCTTCGACGAGGATTGTCGCGAAGTGGTCACAAGCTTGCTCGTTCGCATCGGCCCACTCGCGGTACACGACGCCTGATTGTGAGAGGTACTTGACCCACACCCTCTCCTGTGCATCACCGATAACGTGGCCGAGTTCGTGACATATCGCGTGGTCGAGTTGGTTCGAATCGCAGCCAAGAAGAAAGTCCTGATCGAATTCAACCCTCGCTCGCTGGTCTACGCAAGAGGTGCCCGCATTGGCGGGGCGACGTTCGACTCGCAGCTTCTCCACGATGCGTACTTCGATAGTCCAGTCGGTGAGGCTGGCCCTGCGCTGCCACATCTTCACGCGCCGCTTCAGCGTCAGGATTTTGATGGCGACCCTCGCAGCTTCCTCGGCTTCGTGTCAACGAAACCTTTCGCGCCCGACATCTTCCCGGGGCGATGCTCCCGGATGTGGTCAGCGCGTGTCATCGCCGCGAGGTTGCCACAGTCCCAGACCGTACACGGCTCGGGCTCGTCGCAGACGCTGTTGTCCTTCTTGTCGAGGTTCTTGTGGTGGATGACGTATACAGTCGGATCGATGTTTACCCCGTGGTGCCGCCGCCAGATTTCGATGTGCGCGTACCGCGAACCCCACGATTCGTAGTCCGGGTTCCTGACCCACTGACGCGGGAACATGCGGCGTATAAACGTCTCGTGGCTCATGTCAGAATCCTCACTCTCGCCTCGATGATTTTGTGCAATACGTCAGCGGCTTCGCGACTAAGTTCCACACTTCGAAGAGAGGCCATAAGGTCGTTCAGGACAGTTGACCCCAGTTCAGATGGTAGGCCCGGGGAGACTTGCACTCCCATACTCCCCGGTTTGGGCGGGGTGACTTTGCTCTTTGTCCACGGGCCTTCGCTGTCGTCTTCCTGTATCTCATCACGCTTCTTCCCAAACATTACTTGTGCGCGTCCTTCCAGTTCGGCCCGTGGGTCACATCCACGGTCAACGGTACGACGGGTTCGAATGGTTGCCCCAGTTCCATGTGCGCTCGGAGCCTCTGCGAGTAGGCTGACACCGAGTCGATATGGACTATACTAACAATCTCGTCGTGAACTTGCAAGCACTGGTAGCCGAGTTTTGACATCGTCGCATCCCTGTCGATGTTCACCATCGCCATCTTCATCAGGTCGGCGGCTGTGCCCTGAATCGCGTGGTTAATCGCGGCCCGCTCGGCGTTCCCACGGTACTCCGAATTCCCGCTGTTGATGTCGGGGAAGAAACGCGGGCGACCGTACGCCGTCTCCGCGTACCCGTTGTCCTGCGCGAAGAGGACGACCCAGCGTGTCCATGCCCAGTACCTCTGATACTTCGCCTTCGCCTTCGCGATGAACATCGCGGCCTCGGCGGGCGACGGGACGTTTATACCCAACTCGGGAGACTTCAGTGCCAGCTTCTCGATGCCCTCGATCAACTTATCCTTCTGCCCGCCATAGCTCGACAGGTAGTTGACGACCTTCGCGATGGCGCGGAAGGGCGAGTCCTTTGGTATCTCGCGCCACGGAATCCCGAAGATGGCCTCGGCGGTAATCGAGTGCATGTCCCAGCCGTTGCGGATAATCTCGCACATCACGGGGTCTTTCGACTGGAACGCGCTGATGACCAACTCCAACTGACTCATATCCCCGGCGACAATCTCGTACCCCTCGTCAGGGAGGAACAGGTCGCGGAAGCGTTTCGTAATCTGCTGGACGTTCGGCTCGCGGGATGAGAGCCTTCCCGATGCCACCGTCGTGTTGGTGAACTCCGAGTGCAGCCGCCCGTCCTTCTCGCTCAACTCAATCCACTTACGGAGGAAGCCCTCGTCCTTCGCCAGCCCCTGTCGGCAGAGCATGACGGGTATCGTTGGGTGGAGGTGCTGCGCCTGAAGCATCGCGAGCGCGTCAGTACTCCCGGTCAGTTCCTCCGGGTCTACGATGCCCCGGTCAATCTCCCACTGCTTCACGTTACCCGAGAACCGCCGCGTCGGGATGCCGACATGTTCGTATAGGAACCGCCCCCGCTGCTGCCACGAGCCCGCGTTGAAGGCCACCGGAACAGGGGGCAGCTTGCCCTTGCCGCCACACTCCGTACACGACTCGCGCTTCAGCTTGCCGTTCCGGCACCCCTTGCACGTCGGGAGCCACAGTTCGCCGCCGCGCTTCTCGTACTCAATGAACCCCGTATCGCTGACCATCTCGGCCAGCAGTGAGTCCATCGTCACCCTGCCCCGGGTCGCAGTCTCTAGCCTCGGCGCAGCGGCCTCTCGGTCGAACCGAATCCCCTTATAGGTCATCTCGACGAGCAAGTTGACCATCGGCAACTCGATCTTCGTATAAACGTCGAAGCCCCTCGGCGAGCGGTCGAGGAGAAGCTTCCGCATGATGCGTTCAAGTAGCACGACCTGTTGTGCGTCCTGCCCGCCGCAGTAATCCGCGACTCGCTCAAGGGGGACAGCTCGCAAGTCCTTTGCGTCGAACTCATCGAGCAGCGACTGATACGCAGTGGTGTCGAAGTTCATGTGTTCGATGAGCAGGGGTTTGAGACCTGCCTCGGGGGAGCCTAAGAGGTAGGCGATGATCCTCGGGTCTCCGATGTGTTCACCGAGAATGACCCCGTACCGCCGCAGGAGAGTCGCGTCGAACATCGCGTTGTGCGCGTACCACGGGCGCATACGCAGAGCGGGGTTCAGGGCCGCGACGAACGCATCGCTGGCCGAACCGTAGAAGGTCATCTCGGGCTTCGTCTCGTCGTACTCCGAGTAGAAACTCACCCCGACCCCGACCAGCGGGTCAACCCACGACTTCGGGGTCTTACGCTTCCCGTCCTCCGGGCGCGTCTCCACGTCGAGTCCGACGACCCAGTCCCGCCCAGCGACGATGCGCCCGAACAGGTCTGCGTCGTGGTCATCTTCGATAACCCACACGCCCATCTGTGTCTGCTTCACTGGAATGCCTCTACACTACCAACCGGGATTTGGTCTCGATGTATCAGGGAGGTCGCTGTCGTCATCCATCGGGGTCGTCGTCTAGCATAGCATCAATCATCCACACGACGCCACCTATCCAGAGGAACACGAACATCCACCAGAGGAATTCCACGAACAGCATCCTAGAATCGCTCCGCTGTCGTATGGTCACGCTTCCAGCTACTTCCCTGTCCCGTCTGCTGCTTGTTACTGGAATGTCCACGGCCAGCCGCGAACGTCTGTGCAGCACCAGCCGCAGCACCAGCACCTGCGATGGTATTGAACTCCAACCCTCTTGCAAGGCCCGGGGCGGCGGGGGAGATTGCCGTAACCTTCGTACCCCACGCGCCAGCCGACCACGCCCACGCTTCAGCGAAGGGAGTAACCTGCGATGCCCCGCCAAAGAATAGTTGATCGCTTGACCAAGTTCCCGCGTAGCCCGAGCCTGCGGGTAGTGTTCCCGGGTTGGCGATAACTGTGCCGAAACCCGATGCATCAGTGTAGGGCCACGCATACATGTACGGTGAGGTCTGACTTGCCATATACACGAATAAACCGTCTCGCGAGTAGCTGTACCCGCGTCCCGGCCCACCGATGAGTTGTGCGGGCTGCGTATGCACTGTCCCGAATACCCCAGTCCACGGCCACGACTTCACGAACGGAGACGTGTCGTGCGCTAACCCAACGCTGGCCCCTGACGGGTTGAAGCGCACGGTGCGCCCTAAACCCGCAGGAAGGCTGACGGGATTAGCAACCTTCGTCCCGTATGCTCCGGACGCGAATGGGTAGATGCTAATGAATGGCGTCGTAACGTGTGTAACGGCGATGAAGTTGTCGGCGGGAGCGACGGCCATCCCCAGCCCAGTACCAGCCGGGAGCGTACCCGGGTCTGTAATCTTCGTCCCGATAGCCCCGGTGAACGGATACCCGTAAATGAAGGGCGTGTTCTGCGACACACAAAAGAGGTACGATTCATCCGACAACATTTCAGCGCGATTACCGAACACACCCGGAACCGTCGCAGGGTCAGTCAACTTCGTCCCGAATGCCCCTGTCCACGGGTAGACCATCATTCCCGGCGTCCCCTCCATCGTGACGCAGATGTAGCCGCCGAGAGGCGACCACGATATCTCTACCCCAGCCGTCACCGGAAGCGTAGCAGGGTTCGCAACAGCAGTCCCAAACACGCCCGTCCACGGGTACACCTTAACGAAAGGTGAGTTGTTTCCCGCCCATCCGACGTACGTGGATGCTCCCCCGATTGCCATTCTAGCGTCGAGCCTTTTTCGCGTCGTTCTCGCGCTGCTTCTTCGCGGCCTTCACAGCCTTGTTTAGACGCTTCTCATCGAACTCGAAGTTCGCCGCAAGGGCCTGATGAATACCGTCGATTTTCTGCATCTCCATGATGGCCTCGCGGCGCATGCGATCCACGTACGTTGACCAGACCCAATCGGGATTGCCCATCGGCGGGTCAACGTAGTTCTCCGGGTCGGCTGCGCGGTCATCCTCGATCTTCCGCAGCATCTCCGTATAGACCTTGACGTTCAGTTCGTGGCTGTGGTGTTCGACCTCACGACCGTGCATCGCCTGTGCGATACCCTTGTCGATCTCGTCCTGCTCTAGCTGCTTGTACTCCATGTGACCTCCTCTGGTCTAAACGTCCGCGCCCGCCTCGGGCCCCTTCGGTGGAAACCACCCGCCCCGGTCTGTTCCGGGTTGGGCAAGAAACTCCACCAGTGCATTATAGTCGAACTTCGAATCGGCTCCGACCATCGTGTCGTTCATCGTACTCGTCTGCAAGTCGAGGTAGTTCTCGTGTTCCCAGATGCACTGGAAGACCATCAGGAGGAGCCTCTGGGCGGTCTTGTACGCCTCGGCCCCGATGACGTTGTCGATGTACCAGCACTCATCGTAATCGAGCGGGAGGAGCGATGCCCCGATGCCCTCGGCTGCGAACCGCCCCAGAAGCGCATTGACCTTCCGGCGCAACTTCCACGCCGTATGGATGGGCACGATGCCGCCGTTCGTCTTCTCTGCCGTACTCGGGAACATCGGCTGCATCGTCCTCGGGTCGAGCATGAAGGTGTTGTACTTGATGGCCTTCTGCATCGCCCACAAGTCTATCGCTTCAACGATGACGGTCTTCGGTTCGCGAATGATGTCAGGCATCCTCATCCTCTCCTCCAAAGTAGTTGGGAAAGTACACGTCGCCGTTCTCCTTGCACTTCTCGTCCTCATAAGGCGCGAGGATGCGGCGGTA